AACACTCTTTTTCAGAGTTGTCATATTCTCCACAAACAGGGAAGATACTTTATTGTACATTTTAAGGAACTGTTTCTCTTGGATGGAAAGAATGCAAGTCTTACCGAGAATGATATCGAACGCCGAAATACGATCACAACACTTCTTTCGGATTGGGGACTTCTCAACATCGTAAACGAGGCGAAGGCTCAACCACAAACTGATCTTCGACTCATTAAAATTATTTCACATCGAGACAAATCACAATGGGATTTACAGGCAAAATATTCCATTGGAAACGTTAAGAAAGTATAAATACATACATACATAATCAATTTCAAACCACACGCTGTGGTTTCGAATGAGATGCCGAAAGGGTCTCACAAATAAAACCTGCCTAATGGAGGAAAATAAACATGACAAGTACAATACCAACCTGGCCTCGTTCAGCCTTTATCGGTTTCGAACGAATATTCGAAGAACTTGAGAGCGCCCGCAACGGCAACTCAGCTCGTGCAAACGCCACTTATCCACCACATAATGTCATTCGTATTGATGATGACAATTATAAAATCGAACTGGCCGTAGCCGGATTCGATGAATCAGATCTTGAAGTTACCTACAAGGATAACGTTCTTACTATAGAAGGAAATAAAGACTCAAAAGAACAAACGGAATATGTCCATCAGGGCATCTCAAATCGTAAGTTCACAAAGACTTTTAACCTCTCTGAGCATATCGAGATTCGTGGAGCCGATCTAGTCAATGGTGTCCTGAGTGTCCGTTTGGAGAGAGTTATACCTGATGATCTGAAACCTCTAATCATTAAAATTGGTTCGACAAAAAAGAGTTTCCTTCAGGATTAACCACAACCAAGGAAATATATGACTAAATCAAAAAAACTAACGATACTCGGTATCGTTCTTATATCTGTTGGCTGCTTCTTCGCCGGTAAAACTTATGGTGCCGATGAAGAAATCACAGTTGACAACTCAACCGGAATAATCAATCAGGTCACGGCCGGTTGGTATGATCAGAAGATATCTGATGGACGATATAGTGAAACCGAAACTCCCTTTGGGATGATCGATTTTTCTTTTGGATCTATAGGAAATCTTGATTTTGACGGAGGAATCGAATACATCACAGATGGGTTTGACAGAGTAGAATATACTCTTGGAACTTCATTCATGTGTGTTGAGACAGATCTCGTCATTAAAGGTGATTCAAGAAAGAGAACGGCGTTTGAGCTGGATACTTACTATGGATTACCTTTCATACCATTCTTCGATGCCTATCTGAAGGTGACATTTGCAGACAACAATCGAGGAGACGTATTTCAAGATGTGAATTACGTTCCTGCACTTGTTATCTCAAAAGGCTACCGATTTGAAGTTTTCGATCTTGGACTTCGCGTTGGCGGAGAACTCGGTCGTTCTTACAACATGGTTGATAATTATGATTACCACAGATTGTTTAGTCGTCTAACCAAAGGCATCACTTCTAATGTAGATGTGTTTGGTCAAGTCGATTTACTCACAAACAATGAGGAAAATCTGAGCAATGCGGAAAGTTTTTATGTTGGGATTGTTACGAAATTTTAACGTTCAATTCATTTAAGTCTAAGAGGGTAGGGGGATTTAAATCCTCCTGCCCTTTCTTTTTTATTGACAAAACACCTAAATTGGTGTAGTATTCATTTATGATTTCTAATGGTTTTTATACAAGCGTAGATCGATTCGCTAACTCTCTTCTCTATCGCGGTTATGACGATGAGGGTAAAAAGATTCTCAAGAGAGTCAAATACCAACCAAAACTTTTCCTTCCGTCTAAAAACAAGAATACCGATTGGACTGCCCTTGATGGAACTCCGGTTGAACCAATCTCGTTCAACACTATGTCGGAAGTTCGCACCTTTGAAAAAACCTACAATAGTGTAGATGACTTTCAACTTTACGGAAACACTCGTCACGTTCCGGCATTTATTCAATCAGTTTTTCCCAATGAGATTCGATACAGTCGTAAGATGGTTGACACGGCTTCTCTCGATATTGAGACATCGTATGGTGATGGTTTTCCGGATGTTCACAATCCCACAAATCAGATCCTCACGATTGCCTACAAAAGTTCAAAGGACAAAACTTATCGTGTCTGGGGAATCAAAGGTTACGATGAGTCTAAGTCTCAACTAGATCTTGAGATCGAGTATCGACAGTTTACCGATGAGTCCTCAATGTTGGATGCCTTCATTCAGTTCTGGGCCAATCCCGAGAACACTCCGGACATCATCACAGGTTGGAATACTCGACTCTTTGATATTCCATACATGGTTGCCCGAATGCGTTTTCTTTTGGGAGATACCAAAACAAATCTCCTTTCTCCTTGGAAGAAGATCGATCAAAGAGAAATCGTCATTCAGGGAAGAGATCACACTATCTTTGAGATCAAAGGAATTCAACACTTGGATTACATGGATCTCTTCAAGAAGTTCACGCTCAACACTTATGGCAATCAAGCGTCGTATTCCTTGAATCACATTGCCAATGTCGTTCTGGGTGAGAAGAAGTTGGACTATTCCGAAGTCGGTTCTCTTCGCGATCTTTACGATGCAGATTACCAAATGTTCGTTGACTACAATATCCCGGATGTTGAGTTGATTGAGAGAATGGAAGAGAAGTTGGGTTTGATTACTTTGGTTCTGACTATGGCGTATCTCGGTGGAGTCAACTATCAGGATACTCTGGGAACGACTGCGATCTGGGATTCGATCATCTTTCGCCGCCTGGCTCGAATTAAGGTGGCGATCATGCCGTCTAACAACAATACCAAGTCTGGGAAGTTTCCAGGCGGTTTCGTCAAGGAGCCTCAAGTTGGTATGCACGATTGGGTTATGTCGTTTGACTTGAACTCTCTCTATCCTAATCTAATTATTCAGTACAACATGTCGCCGGAGACTTTGGTTAGACAATCGTTTGTTTCCGATACCAATCCGGACAAGATTCTTTCCGAGGAGAAGGTCAATGTTCCAAATGACAATCTTGCGGTTGCCTGTAATGGTGCTACATTTCGTCGTGACAAGAAGGGAATCATTCCGGAGATCGTCGAGGAACTCTATGTTCGTCGTGTGAAGATCAAGAAGGAGATGTTGGTGGAGAAGACTAAACTTGAGACTCTTTCCAATTCAAGTTCTTCTGAGTATTTTCAAACGCAATCAAATGTCGCTCGACTGGAGACTCTTCAGATTGCGATCAAGATTCTGCTCAACTCACTTTATGGTGCCTTGGGGAATCAATACTTTCGTTACTTTGACATTCAGGTTGCGTCAGCGGTCACTCTTTCTGGCCAGACAGTTATTCGTTGGGGTGAGAAGACCGTCAACGATTACCTATCCAAAGTTCTGGGAGATAACAAGGATCGTGTGATTGCGATTGATACTGATTCACTTTACATCAATGTCAATGATCTGGTCGAGAAGGTAAAACCAGCGAATCCAGTTGAATTCCTTGACAAGTTTGGATCCGAGGCGATTGAACCTCTCCTGAAAAAGTCGTATGATCGTTTCGCCAAAATGACAAATGCATATTCGAATCGTATGGTTATGGCCCGCGAAGCCATAGCGGATCGTGGAATATGGACTGCGAAGAAGAGATACCTTTTGAATGTCCACAACAACGAGGGTGTCCAGTATGCAAAACCTAAGATCAAGATGATGGGCATCGAGGCTGTCAAGTCTTCTACTCCACAGGTTTGTCGTGATGCGATGAATGAGATGTTCAAGATCATTATGACAGGTGACGAGAAGAAAACTCAGGATGCAATTGAGATGTTTCGCGAACACTTCTCGACTCTTCCGCCCGAGGCCGTTTCCTTTCCAAGAGGAGTGAGCAATGTCACAGGATATCGCGATGCGGAAAAGATCTATCGCAAAGGAACTCCGATCCATGTTCGCGGGTCTCTTCTCTACAATCACCATCTCAAGCGTCATGGTCTGGAGAAGAGATATGAGTTGATTCGGAATGGAGACAAGATCAAGTTTCTTTATCTTCTTATTCCCAACTCTATTCAGGAGAATGTGATTTCGTTTCCGGAAGCTTTGCCCACTGAACTGGGTCTCAACAAATACATTGACTACAAGAAGCAGTTTCAAAAAACCTTTCTGGATCCTCTTGAAATGATTTTGAATGCGATTGATTGGAATTCCGAGCCAGTTGTTTCTCTTGAAGATTTCTTTGTTTAATCTTGACAAAACCGTAAAAATACTATAGTCTACTCTTATGAATAAAATACCAAAATCGAAATTGGATTATTATAAATATCGTGTCACCTTGTTGAGAGAACAGGTTGATCTACTCAAACAAAGTATTGGATATTCTTTGCCACATTATATAAACCCGATTGTGAACGACAAAGAAGTCGTTGATCATTTAGTAGACATTCGTGAAAATATAAATACCTTCTTGAGCGATGTCGCGACGGCACAAAGATTCAACGTAGAGTAATATGGCAAACATAGAAGACAAACTAATTGATAACGTAGATGGTAAATTCTACGTAGACGATGGATGTATTGACTGCGATCTTTGTCGGGAGACAGCTCCGGATTTCTTCACGCGAAGTGAAGAAGAGGGGTATTCCTATGTTCATACTCAACCAACAACACAAGAAGACATCGATCTTTGCAGGGAGGCTCTTGAAGGCTGTCCAGTTGAAGCAATCGGTGATGAC